GTCCGCTATGAAGCAGATCTACGCATTCCTCGGAGAACCTTGGTATGAACACGATTTCGACAATGTCGAAGACAGTTATGACGAGTTCGACCAACAGGCTAAAATCGTAGGTCTACACACAGTTCGTCGCCGTGTAGAATTCCTCTCTAGACCCACGGTGCTGCCTGACGATCTATGGCAGAACTATGAAGGAAACACGTTCTGGAGACAGAATTTCCCTCAAAAAAATCAACTGAACTGGATCACTGCGGCGCCAACCAACACCGTCAGTAGATCTTCGATTACTAGGATAAATAAACAGCTATAGCCACTTAAGGAGATTTAAAATGGTAACAATCGCAGATACACATGCAACACAACAGGAAGTAATTATTTCAACCCCAGTCAGCACAACAGAATTCGTTGTCAAACAGATCCAAGAGGACATTGAACAGAAATGGGTGCGTGTAGAAATCGAACTAGGACCTTTTACAACAGAAACACGCCCAGATGATTCAACGGAAACTCGCGGAACCAGCCGTCGCAATATCACAGTATGGCAAGGTGATGCTTATTTGGCCATAAGAGATACATGGACCAACGCAGATCTACTGGCAGCATTACCAGCATTAGTCGGCTAACCGTCTTAGACTAAATCTAGTAGTAATTCTAGTTTTGCACGAACAGCACGATTATTCATGCTGTTCTTCACCCCTTGATGCAGAGGCTTAGGCCAAGAGTCAAATGAACACCAAGCCCATCCGGTATGTTCATCATTTAGGGTGGGTATGAATTCTCGTTCCACGATCAACACATAGGTATTGTATTGGAAATTCTGATCGTTACTGGTAAACAGCTCCAGTGGAATAGTCTTCTTGATCTGTGGAGTTTTTCCTACTTCTTCTGCTATCTCTCGATTTAGTGCGTCATAGGCCGTGACATCAGTGGGTTCTTTCTTTCCACCAACCAATCCCCAGGTTCCGCTGGTCTTTCCTTGAGATCTCAACAAGAGCAGGAATCTTTTGGTATCTTTAGCTAGGAATAACCCCCCACTGCAGATGATCTGTTCTATAGTATCAGACGCCATGATTGTTGCGGATATACCCCTTCAAAACTCTTGCTCCATTGCTGATGTGTAGGATCCCATTTGTATTGGACCCCTGTATATGCATTAGTTATATAGATCGTATCAGGAGCATCACCAGAATTGAATAACACCAGCCAGTTGGTTCCGGTCCATGTGATGATGCTGTTGGCCAGGGCCCGAAAATCACTACCATCTCTGTTTTTCCAGGCCGCTGGGCCGCTATATCCCACGGTCCCGTATTCTGCGACATCATTTATGCTTTCTAAGATTAGATAGCGGACTCCTGCAGTAGGAGAACCTGGATTAAAAGTTTCAGGATCAACGATAGCATTGATGGTTCCGCGGGCTGTGGCATTATCGAAAGAAGGATTACCAGTGACATGGCCTTGATTATCTATTAGAGTATTACTGTTCAAAGTATCAGCATCAAAGTTCAAGCTCATGTTGGATTCGTCGGTGGGATTGAGACTGATATAGGCTACTATTTCATTACCGTCTGGTTTCAATAACCTCAACTGACTCAGTCCTGGGCGAAACGTGCCTGGATAGAGATCTAATATCCTCAACCAACTGTTGTATCCAGGTGAGCTGAGATCTACAGGGTCACCTGGAGCTGAGCTGGTCAACAACTGTGCTGTGTTATCCATGACCAATAGATCGTAGTTTCCCGGAGTTATCACAGTAGGTGTTGCAGTAGATTCTAGTTCAGCGGTGATATCAGCATTTAGATCTCCGTAGTTGTTGGCTATGAACCCAGTACTGTTAACAGCGGTGCTGGCAATGATCGTGGTGATGATGCCCAACTGGCTCACTTTGACAGGTGGGGTGATCCATACATGAGTTTCAAAATCCATGTTCAGGATGTCTATATCTTGAGTAACACCTTGTGGTATCGCTCGGCTGGACCATCGTTGAGATTTAAGTGTCAATACGCTGATGCTGGTCCAGTCTATATAGTTATCTGTAGTCTGCAGTTCTAAACTGGGGTTGAACAGCACAGCTATCTGTTCCCATAGCTGAAGCTTTTGATCAGTGTTGGTGGTCCAGATGTCTGCGGCAAATGTAGCAAGATAAGGAGTAGGCATCAACTTCTGCACGGTGTAGTTCTGCCCCTGCGTATTGAGATATTGGCCAGTAGCGGGATCAAATGTCCTTTCTCGAATATTCATCGTGCTGACAAAACTAGGATCCTGTATACGGCTAGAGTCGAACTGAATATCTTTTATATAACAGGCGATAAAGGGAGCATTGGGGATACTGTTCTCTGAGTTCTTTCTCAATATCTGGCTGACCTGGCGATTCATATCACCATAGCGAACAGGAACCTGTATGATATTACCTCGGTTATCCTTATAACTGAAGTTGCTCATGATGCGCATGAACTGTGTTAGATAGCGCCTTATTTGCGCATCATAAAAATGATCCATTAGTTATCTGCCTTAGGTTTCAGAGCCTTGCTCAGTGCTTGTCGTTGGTTGATGACCTGCCCTGCCACTGTAGTGGTGTTGGTATTGTTGACAAATCCGGTCTTGAGCGTTTCTCTTACAGCTTTACCTGCGAATGGTCCTGTCTTGGTATCCTGCGCACCAAAGTTGTTCAAGGTCATGCGGACATTATCTTCATATTTGATCCAGAATCTTCCATCGAATCTGAATAGTCTATTAGGTAGGTAATCGGTGCGCAGGAAAAACTGCCCAGCAACAGGATTTGCCGGGTATGTTATACCTGATCCAAAAGGAGCCCCATTTGGTGGTTTTCCATCTCCTGTCAGATAACCTACATACATGTTTTGATTAGGGGTGTTTAGCACTATACTGGCATCCAAGGCAGCATTGGCCACGCTGGCATCGTATCCTTCGATACTGGCATCAGCCACACTGGCCAATCCCGTAGCGGTGCTAGTAGGTATAACATAGAGACCATTCATATTGAACCCACTATTTGGCACATCTGCATCTGCCTGTTCGATGATTTGATTATTAATGTCAATACTGGCCTGATAGGAGCTGATGAGATCTCGCAGAGTGGTGCCATCTCCAGCGCCACTGTCGGCATCTAAGATCTCTTTAAATTCCTGGCTATCTACTAGAGGTACACATTTGGCACGTAGTAGATGCGGATACCATGTCTGGCTGAATCCGTTAGTAGGGCGTGTCACATCCTGTACCACGTAGAAACGCTTAAGTGCCACTAGATGATCATCTAGTGCGTATTCGTCTTTTAAGTGCGGTAGTTCTATGACATCACCGGCCATGATCTTGCGGGTCATGGCATCTACACAGCCGCGCAGATGGAAATGCATCATGATGGTATCGTTGTTCAAGAATAGGCCAAACTGGCTGAGATTGAAATCTAGATCCTGCATGGTATAGATTCCACGCAGAATATAGACATCAGGATCATAGTGGCGATCACGATTTTCCATGAATATGAGATCCTGGATTCCCATCTCGGGTATGGGATTGCTCTGTATGGGCTGGCTGGGTGAACTTTCCCCTGCACCGGGATCTACAGGTCCTAGGTATTTGTGTATATAGACATCCACTCCGCCCACTTGGAACTGCTCGTTGATGATCTTATCGAGGAATCGGAAATCGTTGCCCTTCTCGGGCCTGTATAAACTTAATCTTGGCATAGTAGTGTATTTATAGAACTAAATAATCATATGGATGAAAGTATACAAGCCCGCGAACAGGTAATAGAATATGTCAAGAACATGCTAGGCGATGGAATCGTGGACGTCGAGCTAGACCCTAAACACTATAATACCGCTATAGATCGTGCCCTAAACAAGTTCCGTCAACGCAGTACCAACGCTGTAGAAGAAAGCTTTGGCTTCTTGAATATAGAGCAAGATGTAACAGACTACATCATGCCTAAAGAAGTGCAGAGCATACGCCAGCTGTTCCGACGTAGCGTAGGATCACGCACAGGCGGCGGAGATGGTGGCAGTTTATTTGAGCCATTCAACTTAGCCTACTCTAACACTTACCTATTGGCCAGTACCAACATGGGCGGATTAGCCACTTACTATGCCTTTGCCAGCTACCAGAAACAGGTCGGTAAAATGTTTGGATCTGAGATCAATTTTACTTTCAATAAGACTACGAAATTGCTAACCATCATGCAACGTCCTAGGGGGCCAGAAGAACTGCTAGTTTGGATGTATAACTATCGTCCAGATTTTAATCTACTGCAAGATCAATATGCCAGCCAATGGTTGCGTGATTATGCCCTAGCTACATGTAAGATCATGCTGGGAGAAGCTCGTGGAAAATTCGGATCTATCGCTGGGCCACAAGGATCTGCATCCTTAAACGGAGAATCTCTGAAGAACGAAGGTAAAGCTGAACTAGCTGAATTAGAATTGGATCTGATAAACTACAAAGAGGGCGGAGAAGGATTGTCCTTCATTATAGGCTAAAATAGCCAAATACGCTTGACTTTTATGTAATACTATTGTAATATAGTCTAAACGGAGACTATTTTAT